AGCTTGCATGGCGTGTTGGGTTGAAGGTCAACTCGTTAATTGTAGCACCTGTTCAAGCCGTTCCAACACTCCGTCTCGATCATTGCAAACAATTCGCGTTCTACCGCTTGTCGAGCGAAACTCGTATGTCAGTTCTTGCAGGCCGTAGGCAGGAACGTATTGGATTCTTAACATTTGGCCGATTTCCTGCCCGTCGAACAACACCGGCAGGGTGGCGAATGGTGGCGGTAGCTGGTCGGTCCCATGCGGTGGCTGGCCAAGCGCGAGCGCCATCTTCAGGGTCAGATGGTCGGCAGGGTCGCAGCCTGGCGGCCAGATCGCCAATTCCCCCAGGATTGTCATTTCGCCAAACGTCAGGCGTGAATTGGTCATGGCTGCGGCCAGAATTGAGCGGAAAAGAGAAAGTATAAAGAATGGGTCAGGGCTTGTATGATGGGAATAGGCATTGGAACAGTAAATACACCGATGCGCCGACAAGGAATGAAGTCAACATTTAATACCTCTCGATTGCCCAACGAAGCAGCGCCAAGGCATCTGCTTCGTTATCATCGGCCGGATTATGGCCAAGCGCTTGCATGGCAGTAATCATCATCAGCTTGTTAGCGTTGCCTTTGCCGGTAGCATGTTTCTTGATTGTGCCAACAGGTACGCCTTCATAAGGTATCGCGTGTCTCTCCGCAAAAGATGTAAGGTGACTCATAAAGCCACCATAGGCATGTGCAGCATCTACGCCAGCATGGCGGCGCACTTCTTCAAATACAATTTGGTCAAGCAATGTATCGTTTACGCGCTCAACTTCATCCTTGAATAAATTTGAATTTCCCGTAACTGCAACCTCTGACAGCCAACGGGTAAAGCGAAGGTAACGCATCCCGCCGCCCTCAAAACGTTGCGGCTTAAACGATTGACTGCCTGAAACAATCGAGCCGTTTCTGCTCCGCAATGCCCATCCAGTTGTGGTGCCAAGGTCAAGTGAAAGGATGGACTTCATTGGCGATGAGGCAAGGGTCATCGCCATGATAGCATGGTGCTACTTGCGCTCATTAGCGTTTGTGAAAATTCGCAGAAACTTGTTGCCGTCTACACGGGTATCGACTACCACCATTGTAAACTCGGCGCCTCTGTAAACCCATTTTGGCAAGTACCGCTGAGTGTATATTTCTTCTTCGCAGTATTTTTCTGCTTCTTCGTCTTCTAGCTTTTCTTCTGTATCGGCAAACCTCACGGTTCCTGGCCCTTCGCCGTCAAGCCTCCAGAAACAGTTGCGTGAGTCCTCTAGTGGGATCACGCACCAGTCTTCAACGTAGCCAAAGTAGGCGTGAATTTCATCTGTCAGGCTTTGGTAGCGGTCGAGCAGTTCCATTGCGCTTGTTGTGTGGGCCTTGGTATCTTAGCACAAAAAAGGGCGAGCTTGTGACGCTCGCCCTAAAATGGGTGCTTAGCGCCTGGCCTTAACCGTATGGTAGCTCAAAATGAGCGTGCGCTATTCTGGCCTGCGCATCTTTTTCAAGACACTCCAGAGCTTCTACCGGTAGCAGAAGCTCGATACATTCATCGGCGCCAATCGCGGTGCGTGCATAACAGGAGTCCTCTCTGATGCCTTTAAAGTCAGGCGTCTCCAGGTGGATGCCATTTTGTTCCGCCCACTCAAGGGAAAGCAACCAGTCGCAAACTTCTGGAGACGGTAAGTGCGCGTCTCGAATCTGTGCTTTGGGCATGATTGATTAAACGATGGGGGTTTTGGGATCGACTTTGCCGCCAGTCTTGCGCGACGGCGGCTGAGTAAGCGCGGGTTTTACTTTTTCGCCGGCATCGGGGACTTTTTCTTCGGCTTGGGCTTTTTCTTGCCCTTGTTGCTCTTCTCGTACTTCTCGCTGGACATTTGGGAAAGTGGCGGTTGGGATGGTGCGTGTGTGCTCGATGGATGCCGCTAGTTCGCGGCATGTTGCGTTCAGCTCTTCAAGAAGCCCTGAACGTTCTGTAAGCATAGCGGTGCGGCACTCTTCAAAGGTGGCATAACGCGCTACCCCAGCGGAGTATCCAGAAAACTTGCCAAAGACTTGCTGCTTGCGGTCGTAAAGAGCAATTTGGCCAAGCCTGAAAATCGCCGGCAATGGTGCCATGTTGCTTGGATCGCCTGGAATGATCCAGACCTCTTGATCAATGACCTCAGAATCGCTCATTTGCCTTTTGGTAGTTTGGCTGCGGATTCGGCTGCCTTTTTGGCTGCCGTTCTCGCTACTGTAGCTGCTACTGCCTCATCCCTGCCAGGCGGCGGGATTATTCTGCCGCTTTTTTCAAGGGCGTCCCAGTCAGCAAGGCGACCAATCATGGGGTCAGGGAGCAATTTTTGCTTTCCAAGATCCGTCATCTTTAAGATGCTTGTCGTCAATGAGGATTACCATATCAAACGGCGGCTGGCAACCATTATAAACATTTACACCAAACACGTGCATTAACTCCCACATTCGAAACTCAATGTATCCGCTAGCATCTGTTGGCCTTGACTGGTAAGGGCACCGATTTTCACAGTTCCAGCGTCGCACTCTTTCTGCGAGCTTCATGTCCAAAATTGCTTTCCCCCTTTCCGTGAGCTTCACCTTAACGTTGTCGTTCAAATTAAACCGTTTCATGGTGCGCTTGAGCGTGTTTACCACCGAACCCTACCATGCTCTGGCGTAAATGGCAAGCCTGTTAAGGCCAATCATGGTGTTCCTGTTACGATGCTTGTCCATTCTACGGCTTGGCGCGGGAGTGTGCCATAATCTGAACCATGCCGTACCAAGGCGGCGCAAAAAAAGGGGTCGGAACGCCGCCAAGCAATTCCGACCCCTTTAGAACTCACTAACCAGGAAATTTTAGCATGGAGCGTTGGAACCAGTCCAGCGAGCGTAACCCCTGCCCGATCTGCGGTCGAACAAAGGACGGCGATTGTCGCGTCAGGCAAGATGGTGGGATGGTTGTTTGCCATCACGGCAAGAGCCTGGGGCCCCCACAGCGGCTAAGGAAGGGCCAGGTACTGACCGACGCCGCCAACCGCCAATGGGCCTACACTGGAGAGTCCAGGGATGACAGCCGTGATGCGGCCATATTCGTGATCCACGTCGAGCAGGAGAACGCCAGTGGCCATGTGCTGCCAGCCTGCCAGCCACAGCCAGCCACAGTCCCCGTGCCGGCAGTAGACAAGGAAGGACATTGCCTGACGACAACGTATCAATACAGGGAAGACTTGCGTACAATTCGCTATGATTATGAAGGCGGTAAGAAGAAGAGATTTGAGCCACAATTCTTGTTTAATGGGCGCTGGAATACAGGCGCTGGACCTGAAACCTGGCCTTTTTATGGATCACTGGACCCAGGCAGCAGTACGTCAGCGCTAGAGGTAGAAGGGGAAAAATGCGTTGAGATTTTACGCGCTAACGGGATCGCTGCAATTACACACCCTGGCCACCAGCGAGACGAAACAAGTTGTAGAGCCAGGTATGCTGGGCTTGCTGCGGTTGGGATTAAGACCGTCTATTCGATCATTGACAATGATGTTGCCGGCAGAAAGATGGGCGCCAGGAACCTGGCCGCTGCCAAGCTGGCTGAGATTGACTTACGGGTTATTCCTGCTGAGTCAATCTATGAAGTGCCAGACGGCGGAAGCGTTGATGATATGCCACCAGAACAACTCAGCTCTTTAATAGCAGTTGCGATAAAGGGGGCATCAGGAGCAAAGCTGCCTGACCTTAATCGCGTTAGTTATGGCGCAATCAAGAAAGCCCTACAGGAGTTTTACGAAACCGGTCCAGGTTCTAGCGCTGACATTCAGACCGGTGTAGCGGATATTGCTAGCGCTCATAATGCTTCGGCGTTTGACGTGCGCAGGATTTGGGATTCGCTCGAAGACGACCGGCAGGTAGAAAGTGAAGCCCTGGGCGCTAGTGCCGCCATTGCTGCAAGGCAAGGCATAGCAGACAAGCGCAAGGCAGTTAAGCTAGCTGACTACTTGCCGGAGTCGATTTGCAATGCTGTTGAAACGATAACAGCCAACCTCGCCTGCGATCCGCTGACGGCTGTATCTGTTGTGCTCACCGCCGCTGCCGGCGTGCTCAAGGCGGGCCATCGAGTTGATGCAGGTGATGGCTTGTTTGTTAAGCAACCAGTAATCTGGCTGCTTTTGTCTGGCCCTTCCGGCAGTGGCAAGAGTCCAATAATGCAGCACCTTTGCTATTCTCGCCTGAAACCTATACACAATCATTACAAATTCTTGAGCGACAATGCTCAAGCCGCTTACGACGCTAGGTATGGTGGCATGGCTAAAAACGTTCGCCCAGAAGAACCCAGGCCATTTATGACATGTCTTACAAACTTTTCGACCGAAGAGTTTGGCAGGATTTTAGGCGACAACCATAGCGTTGGTCTTGGGACTTTCATTTATTCTGAAGAGATTAAGTCCATTCTTGGCAACTTTGATGAATACAAAGCCCATGGCAAAGGCAAGGGCAAGGAAACATTCCTTTGCTTATTTGATGGCATCGTTGATCCATCGCTTCGTGTTGGTCGCAGAGCAAAGCCGGTCGAAGGCAAGGTCCAGAATGCGTTGCTTGGCGGCGTTCAGCCTGGCGTATTTCGCAAGATGGTCGAAGAAGGCGATGATGCTGGCTTGTTTGCTCGGTGTTTGATGGTCCCATTGATTGACGATTATGTAGAGCCTAACTTTTTTCGCTCGCCGGAAGAGTTGATGGCAGTACACATGGCTGAGCAATGCCTAGAGAACTTTTATTTGCGCTGCATGGAGGTAGCGCCGCTTGTTTTAAGACTTGAAAAGGAAGCGGTTGATTTGTTTGTTCTGTTATCACGCGACACTTACGACAAGTCAAAAATGGTAGCGCTCGAATCTCAAAGAGCTGTGCTAGGCAAAAGGCTCGGCTATGTTCTGCAAGTTGCGCTTGCCATGCACCTATGCCGCGTTGCTGCCGGCGAAGAGGGTGTAGATGAGCTGTTTCTTTCCAAAAACACTTTAGCTAGGTCAGTGATCTTGGTTGACTTGTTACAAAGTTACGCGATTGTGGAGCAGCAAGAATCGCAGATGCAACGCCATGGCGCTTTCGATATTAACAGAAGGATACATAACTTTGCAAAAGCGAACGATGGCGTTACTGCATCGCGCTTCTTTTCGAGCTGTGTTCCGATTAAGCATCGTAAAGACATGAAGGTGTCTGAGGTCAAGGCTGCAATGGATCAACTGGTTTCGATGGAGCTTGGCGAGTGGCGTGTCAAAGGCAAAACGCAAACTTTTGTAGCGCTTGGGAGGTTCCCGGATTAAGGGGCTTGACAAGAAAGGGTCAACGTGCAATGCTTAGGTGTCCAACAGAAAACGTGCCATGACCACTGACAAAGAACACCTGGATTTTATTTATCGCTTGATGCTTGTTCACCTGGAAAACCCAGGCATGGATTACATGCTTCGCTTCCGTAAGATCATTGACAACATGCCTGTAGGCACTGGCGTCGGTGGTGCTGGTGGCTACATTGCGCCAACTGTGAAAGAAGGTGGACCGCGACGCCTTATCGCTGAGCTTGCCGCACTTAAGTACACTGCGGGAACTGAAAAGGCGCCGCCTAGCTGGGGGGAGCAGCACGAAGCCGACAAGCTCAGATACGCGCTTATGGGCTTTGTTAATAACAAAAAGCCAGACCCTGAGGCAGCATACATTCAAGGAACGAAAGATGGCATGATTGGCGCAGTTCAAGGCATTATAGCTGTACTCGAAGAAAATTGGGAGACTCGGCTTTTGATGCGAATTACGCCTCTGGCTATTCTTCGCAAAGTTGCGGAGAGGTTGCCTGCTGCTCTTGAACCTTTACCGCCTGGCTAATTTGCTCCGCTTCATGCTACACTCTTTTAGTCCAACAGAAAAAACTTTTTCTTTCCATGAAAACCTCTCCAGACAAGGATCACATTTTTGGGCTTTCCTGCCCTTACAACGGCTTAACGTTTTACGCAACCACTGAAGAGCGCGACTTGGAAGCCAAGGACGTAATCCAAGAGCATTTGCAAGAAGGCGAATGGTCGGAAGACGTAGGCGACGTTTTTGCGTTTACTGTTAGTCACAAAGCTGCGCAGGTTGACGTTAAGCATCCCGAAGGCGAGCTGGACGAAGATCGCTGCGACGAAAATGGCGATCATTGGCCTAGCGATGTTGACTTTCTTTGCAATTACGCTTTGAAGCCGTTAGCGCCTGACCTACCGCAAGCCGGATCTGAAATTTCTTTGGCCTTATATGTGGCTGGCCTTGAGCAGCTTGGCTAACTTGCCCTGCTTCATGCTACACTCTTTTAGTTCACACGCTTCCTCATGACACGAACCTCAACAGCTCCACCGCAAGCGGTAGCACCGCCAACGCAAGCGCCGCCACCAATGGCGCAACCCATTGCACCAATCCCGCTCATTGCGCCTCCTAGACCCTCCCTGCTTGAAGCAATCGCCGCTGCCAAGGCAGACTTTGGCGATCTTAGCTGGGATCAAAAAAACACTTATCTAAAATCAGAGTACACCGGCCTACCAAAACTGCTTCGCGCAGTTGAGCCGGCCCTGCTTGACCAGGGAATTGTGATTTACTCGCAATTCGTGTACGAAGAGCCGTTTTGGCGTTTACGTACAACTGTCGGCTTCAAGGATGGTAGCGAAGAGCTGTTTTCAGACTTTCCCGTTACCGATCTGACTACCATGCACAAGGTAGCTGGGCATGTCAGGTACGGTGTTCGCTTCAATCTTTATGCGTTGTTAGCTCTTTGTTCTGAAAAAGACGAAGACGATGGCAACGGGGTTGTCTATGGCAACAATCCTCCCGCCGCAGCGCAACTACCTGGCCTGCCTGCTCCCGCCTCTTGGCCGGCGCCGGGTCAGCAAGTGCAACACCCTCAGGCAGTCTTTTCGCAGCCGTTGACGACCGGCTACCAACCACAGCCGCCGATGGCGACCAACTACGCCACTACACCCCAGGGTTGGCCAGTCATTTCAACCATGCCGCCTGGCATGGTTAATCCCGTCCAACCTCTTCCCGTCCTTTCGCAACCTTCCTGATGGCTTCCCGCAACAGACTCGCTTTTTGGGTCAATGATCGCAAGAGCGCTGCAAACCAGCCTGACTACAAAGGCAAGTTTGAGCTTTCTTGGGAATTGCTACAAGAAGCAAATGCTGCGTTTAACGCAGGCCAATACGAGTTGGACTACAACGGTCAGCCGTGCATTAAGCTCGACGTTGGGCTTTACCTGCAACCAGTTAATCCCGGCGACAAGAAGCCGTGCTTGTCCGGCAGTGTTTCGACCTTGACCGAGACACAAAATAGCGCCCTTGCACGCCAACAGGCTGCGCAGGGATATGCCCAAGCGCCCCAACAACAAGCGCCTCAGCAACCTCAGTACGCACAGCCACAGGCGGCTCCCCAGGGTTACGCGCAAGCGCCACAGCCAACACAGCCTCAGGCGGCTCCACAGGGTTGGCCAGCCCACGTGCCGATGCCTGCTGGCTTTGTCGATCAGGCACAGCCTCAGCAACCGCAACCGGCCTATCAGCAGCAGGCCCCACAGGGTTACGCCCAGCCCCCGGCACAAGGCCAAGCGCCTACGCCTGTTGCCCCTCCAGCGCCCGTCCAGCCCATGCCTGGCGCGATCCATGGCCAGGCCGCTGCGGGCCTCATGCCTTCCCAGCACCTTCCCCCCGGCTTCTGATCCTGATGCCTGAACTGCAACCACTCCCGGCTCAGTCGGGAGTTTTTTTTAGAGATAAAGACCACAAGTATTTCTATCGCACTCCACAAGAGCAGATCGAAGTACCATCATCTTCGCATATCATCGAGCTTGCTGGCGGCAAGGACTTTCCAAAAGAGCATTGGAAGCAATCCTTGATGCGCAAGGGGCTTACCGATATGGGCGCCGAGTATTTCATGGATCGAGTTCGAGACATCCGCGCAGACATTGGCACAAGGCTGCATGGCATGGTTGGCTTGTCACTTGGCTCTTTCGAGCAGGAGAAAATTAGCACTGATTTTCACAGAGACACGGAAGCTGCCATCATCCATTCTCTTTGGTATGACTACGTTAGGCCGCGTATTGGCAAGGTGTATGTCATCGAAGAGCCGATGATTCACCCTGGCGGCTGCTACGGCTTCACTCCTGATCTCATTGCCGAAGTTGATGGGATCCTGAGCGTGTGCGATTGGAAGACTAATCAGCCGGACCGTTTTGCCGAGCGCTATAAGCGTTTGTGTGAATACGCTCCAGACGATGAGATCCTTGCCAGCATCTGCGAACTTCTTACAAAAGTTGACGCCGAAGCCGGCAAGGTTAAGGAGTCCACTTTCAAGGTGCGAGGTGGCTGGCAAATGCAACAAGGTTCTTACGCTTTTGGTGTCGAAGCCGTAGTCGGCCTGCGCGTTGAGCGCGGGATCAATTTCGGCTTGAGCGTCGATGGCGTCAGCGAAAAAACCTGGAACCGGCCCGACCTTGACCAGGGATGGCTTCAGTTTGCCGGTGGCCTTGCGCTTCACCACCAAAGAAAGGCGGCATCTGGCGGCCATCCGGTCTTTGGTGCTGCTCTTAACGCGCTGAGCCCATTGATGCGCGTTCGATAGCGTGCTACAGTTTCACTTGTCACGCATTCGCCCTTCCTTCCAATGGCAACCCGCACCAAGAAAGTCCCTGAGGCTGAGATTACTGAAGTCGGTCCTACCGACGTTGCTGAAGAAAACCTTATCGACACTGATTACGACCAAGAGCCCCTTGTCGATGGTGGCGAAGATCCCGACGAGGATGAAGACGGCGACGAAGGCCCCCACCATGAAGACCAGCCCTACCGTGCTTTGTCTTCCGAGCCCGCTGAGGCTACTCTCGAAGAAGCCCCTGAGCTTCCCGCTCGCCTTGTCGGCCAAGAGCTGCTGGACTTCTACAACGCCAAGAAGGCCGAAGGTTGGAAGCATAACGCGATCGGTTTTCATGCCGGCTATGTTTCCATTACCAGGACCGGCCAGCAACGATTCCAGAAGTCTGCCTTCAATGAGGAATGGCTCAAGGTTACGGGCGTCATCGAAGAGAGCGAATCTACCTCCGGTAACGGTCGATCCCATGCCGGCGAGACTCGCGCTCGGGTCACTGGTCAAGGCGTGCTGCTGGTCAGCCAGCTCGCCGTTAATCGAGTGGGCGCAGTCGCTGGCGAGGTGTTTGCGGTCGAGTATCCCGCTGACGGTCAGATCCTATTGACCACTACGGGAGTGGTTGAGGCCGTCATTCCACGCGGCAAGCGGGCCGCCCCTGAGCAAGCGGGTACACCCCTGCTCGATCAGGCCGCTGAAGCCTGATGCGGTGTCACCGGGGGCGCTTAGGGTGCCTCCGGTGACTCGTTATCACGGCGAAGCTCTGGGTTGTACTTCCAATAACCCTCTTGATATTTTTCAGCTTTTTCTTTTTCTTTGCCAAACTGGCCGACGATGTAGCCAAAAATTACTGCTGCACTAAGCGGCCCTCCAGTATTCATTCCAGCTATTGTCAGTCCCTTTTCCCAGCATTGCTCAAAATCTTTGCCAGCAGCAAGACAATCATCTTTATATTTGTGCCCTAAAAATAGCAACGCCAGCAACACCGCTATGGCGCCAATTGAGCCAATTAATCCAACTGTGATTACCTTGGGTTGCGGTTGTTGTTTCAATAACTGTTACCAGGGACATTAGATCGGATAGCGAATGATTACTTCGCCATCCTGCCCATTCTGTGCGGCGCCTGCGACGCTGCCTTTGCCGCCGCCGCCGGGGCCGTTGCTGCCCAGGCCCCCTACGCCACCACCACCAAATCCGCCGCTGCCACCACCGCCGCAGCCGGGTACGGATGCGCCAGTAATCGATGATGTTAGGCCGTCGCCGCCTCGACCATCTAGGCCCGACACTTGGCCGTTGCCGGGTTGAGCCGCGCCGCCACCACCGCCGCCGCCATAAACGGCGCCTCGGTCGTAACTTGCGCCGCCGTTGCGGCCCTGGCCTGCCGTGCCGGTGCCAGGCGGGCCGGCGCCCTGGCCAGGATTAGACGCATAATTCGTCCCGCCGCCAGACCCGAATGTGCCCGCGACACCGCCGGGGCCGCCTCCCAGCGCCACTTTCCCGGCAAACGAGCTATTTCCGCCTGGCGTGCCAAAAAACGAGCCTGACGCCGGGGCACCGATGCCCTTGGCTCCTACAACTACGATGTACTGTTGCGGGGTTACGATCAGTCGCGGCTCGGCGGACGATCCGCCGCCAGAGGGTTCACCGGGTACGGAACTTCGATGACCGCCGCCTCCGCCACCACCACCGCCCCAGAATGATCGGGAGCCACCGGCACCGGCGCCACGAATTAAGTATTCAAGGTCGGCGCCGCCAACCGTTACGTCAAAGGCGTAGGAACCTGGCACGTTAAAAACGTGTACCCGGTACCCAGCTATCTCAAATACAAGCGACCCCCCAGTGGCGATGATTTTACCGCCGCCGCTGGGGGGCCTTCTCCGGCTCACGTAAATCACTGGCCGCACCTCTCGATCTGTTTTCCCGGCAGCAGGCGCAATCCATGGTGGGGGCAGGCGAAATCCATCATTCCTCAATTCCATTTACCCAGCCGGTGTAGCCTTCGCTGCCGTCTTGCATCTTGCTAAATGGCCAGTCGTCAATGTTGCCATCTTCCCCGGCCTCTTCGATTTTTGCGTAAAGCTTAGCAAGGCGGGCATCGTTGTGGAAGGACGCAGCCCTAAGTTTTACCCTAAGAGACTCGTCCTCTTGTACTGCTTCTACAAAATGGTCCAGGCTATTGCCTTTTGCAATCTCATTTTTTGCAAAAGCCAGTTTTTCGATAGACCAAACATCTTGCGGTAGTCGTTCCCATATTTCCCGGTTAAACCTTTCACAGTACCCTTTAGCCAGCCCCTTTAGACCAGCCATGCTGCGGCGCTTGGTGACTTGAGTTTCCTCGTAGGTGCCCTGAGGATGCCCAGCAGGGGGCTTTGGCACGGCAGGTTTCAGTGCTCGACCGCTGGCCGCTTCGTCAATAACGCGCAATTCGGGGTCAAAAGGCGCCGCTTCAAATGGCACTATCCTGTAAAATTCCTCGCTAAAATCGTGAGGCTCGCCATTGGGCCTTGGCCACCAGTCGCCGGCAGGGTTGTTGATCTGGCCATTGCTAGCGTTGACATTGACAAATAGCGCAACACTTTGGCCTTCAAAAGGGCCATCGGTGTAATACTCGACGCCGGTTGCGGGATGGATGGTGGTTGCCATGGTGATCAGGAGTAGCGAACGTAAGCAGTGAGGATAAGGCCAGACGCTCCAGTGCCGACCTGGTTAAGATCGACGCCCAAGGTGTCTCCTGCCGCAAGCGTCAGGTTGCCCGTGAGGGTGCCACTGACATCAGTGAAGATGCCAGTGGTTACAGGTAGAGAGGCATTGCCCGTGAGCAGAGGGGTTTTGGTGCCGCTACGCCGGGCATAGAGCATCGCCTGGCTACTGCCACTGCTGGAAACAGACGTAGGGGCTAACTCCCACGTAACCCTAACCACTGTGCAGGCACGGTCTACAGCCTTCTCTTTATGGTTTAGGCGGGCAGTAACTGTTTCGCCGGTTTCGGAACAGACAAGGCAGATGCCTTCGACCGCCCCTACCTGGGACATTGTTCCATCGGCAGCCTTAACGTAAAACCGCTTGCCCGCTGAATCCCACGCCGGCTCGGCTTCCTGAAAGTCGGCAGCGGTCGGAGCTGCGCTCCCCTTGCGAATTGTAATTAACTGCTCCCGTGGCACTAGAACGTACCTCCATCCACTGTTTCAACGGCAATAGTCACAAAGCCGTTGCCTGCGTCTTTCGTCCAACTTAAGGAGCTGTTCAGGCGAATTACGCCATTAGTGCCGTCAGTTCCCCAGACGTAACCAGCAGTGCCGCCGCTTACTACAGCAACCTTTTCGTCGCTGGCCCCGGCTGGGATATTTAGCGCAGTCTTGAACGCTTCAAAAGTAATCTTCTTTTCTTTTTGCGCTGCGTTTTCGCTGGCGTCATGGATGATAAGCAGGTCTTCGGCACCACTGACAGCGCCAAGCGCGGCCAAATCATCAATCGCAGGCACCACCGGCAACTTTGCGGTAGCGCTGGTGGCCACATGCAAAGTGCCGCGATCAGTTGTAACAAGAGGCTCGCCTGCCAACATGCCCGTAGTGGGCAAGTTGGCCTTAATGCCTCGCTTGAGCTGAAGTCGTGCCATTAGAAGAAGGTTCCTCCGTCGAGTGTGCCAGCCCAGTTGGCCGTGCCGTTAGTATAGCCATTCTTGGTCAAAATGTCGCCAGGGTTCCCTCCAGGCGGCAACGCCGCTGCCGACGCTAGGTTGGCGATGTCTTGGGTCGTCGCGTCCACGGTGGCGCCGGCCTGATCCATCACAATTCGCTCAGCGCCTGTTAGTGGCGTCGCTGCGTTTGGCAGTCCTGAGATCGTGGTAGTTTCAAGTGTCATTTTCGTTCGCTGTAGCGCGGCGTCGGCAGTTCTGGCTCATAGTGAACACCTCGCTGACCGGCTTGATAGGCAGCATGTAAGCCAAGCGCTCCGACCGCCAATGTGCCAACGCCTAGCAATGTTGCAACAATCCATTTGCCGGCATCAAGAGCGCCGGCCGCTTTGTTGTCATTAGTGGCTGTGTTTTTTGCTAGACTTTTTATTTCATCAGCTAAAGCCGAAACCGATTTTTCCATTTTTTCTCCTGACTTTTCCATCTTTTCTGCCAGCTCCCTTAGTGATGCCCTGTCTTCCTTGCGTGTTTCTAGCGCTGCCTTGTGATCGTTGTCCATGCGGCCAACAAGTTGCGCAACCAGTGTCTCTAGGCGAACCATGCCTTGCTCTAGGACCGAGATTCGTCTATCCACTCCAAACACTGGGAAGCGTGGCCATGCCGGATCAGCCTAGCGCCTGGCGGTAGCTGTCGTCAAACTAACTGCGTTGTGGCGTGAGTGCTCCGTCACCGCTCCAGCTCAGCACCAAAATAATTGGCTCTCCAGGGTCAGTGCAATCGAGCTTTGCGTCTCCAATCACGACCGTACCGACAAGGCTTATGATGCCAGTAATAGTTGTTCTGAAAATATCGCAGTTTTCAGGCAAGACTTGATACGATTGCATGATAAGTTTAAGATCAGCTTTTAAGCCATCGTCTACGCCGGTTAGCGCAAAATTTAGCATCTGCCAGGAGCTTTGCGCAACGCTTACATCGTCAGAGAATTGCAGGCGCATACTAATGTCACCACTCCAATCAGCAAGGCCGCCAGTACGCCTCTCGGCCTCATCTGCTTGCGTTGTGGTCCGCAGCATATCGCGTCCCATATTCACATTCCAAGAGAATATATTAGCAACGTACTTTAGTCCGCCGCCAAGGTTAATTTGAACACCTCCATCAGAGCCGACAATAACGCCCATAACTAAATAATCCTTGCCAAGAAAGAAGCCGATGCTCCATCATTTAGGACTGCGTTATTGGCAAAGTCCAATACTTGCCACTCATTTGTTGCTGCTTGAACTACAAAGCGGTCGCCAAGTGCAATATCATTGGAATCATAACGCATGTAGACCCCAAAATCATCAGCCAATCTTGTTGGCGTCCAAAGGTTCCATGGTATGTTTGAGCAGACCGGCACATGGTCACTGGTGTATGCCGGGTTGGCAGCATTTCTGCCAACAGGAAGTGGTGTCGCGGCTATCTTGTTGCTTCCGCCCCAGTTCGGGAAGTTCACGTTAGCGCCGCTCGCTGAAGAGCCTGCGCCAAAGTAGGAGTAAACGTTGTACTGCTGTCCGTGGTAGCTAGACCCGCTAGTAGACCCCTGTAGCGCCGGACCGACGCTAAGGCATCTGCGTAAATTTTCGTCAATCTGAAAATTAACCAAACCGGCCCTGTCTGACGTGGCAGCAGTTAAGCGAGTCAGGCCGCTAATGCAACCCTTGCTTAAGTCAATCCAGCTGTGCAGCGCCATATCTTTGTGCAGAAAAGTAAATGGGCGCGATCTTGTTACGGTAGACGTTTGCCTAAATACGAACCAGCTTTGCTTGGTGTCACTGCCCGACGTAAACCTGTCCAGCACGAGATTGGAAGTTGTAGAGTAATTAAACAGAGTAGTGCAACTAAGCTGGCTCGGGCCAATGCTACAGCTTGCCGGCAAAGTATGCCAGTCCAGGTATTGCGTTCCAGTTGGAACGTTAATAGGTGCAGGAGCTGTAGCATCCCAACCGTTTGTGGCCAACGCAACCGCTATGCCTCCGTTTTCAACAATGAAATAATAAAAGCATGTGCCATAGGTTTTCGTGGGATCGTGAACTATCTGCAGCACTCGGCATATTCTGTCTCCACTAATCGCAAAGCTGTCGAACCATTCCGCCATTAGCCCCGCGTCGATAAGCGCAGACCGCAAGGCATTTGCTACGCTGGCGCTTGTAAAGCCTGCGGTCATAGGATATTCCTGCTTAGTAACGGCCATATCAAGCTGAAAGAGTCTGTTGGCAGTATAGCCGGCATCAGGGCCGGGTCAGTCCCGTAGCTGCCACGGTCAGGCCCGACTCGAAGCCAAGACTTAGCACCGGACCGGCGTTTCGAGCAGCAGGCAGCAGCGGCACCAGCCCGACCGGGAGCGCAACAGCGGTAGCATCTGTCGTCGGCAAATCGAGCATCAACACCACTGCCGCATCGCGCCGGATCGTTTTATCCAGGAACACTGGGAACGCGATTGCTGTTAGTCCGTCGATAGTTGCATAGTCCAGGTTGACAACCGGGCCAGCACTTCGCAGCACAGGCAAGAACGGATCGAGCGTAACCGGCACGGCTACGACTGACATTACGTTAGATAGGTTCAGCAGTAACGGATTAGCGCCCAGATTTAGCGGCGAGTTGCGCGGGCCATAGACAGACTCGAACGTTAATTCATAGACAAGGTCAATGGTGACATTAAACCTGCCTTTCTTTACCGACTGCTTAGTTGGCTCTCTCTCGATTGTCCACGTTGTTCCCGTAAGCCTTTTTCTAAAGTCTGCGTTATTAACGCCTCCCGCCAATTCTTCGGGCAGTTGTGTTAGCGACCACAATCCGCAACCGCTGGCATACCATGGCAGCAACAGTGCCAATGCTTGCGCGTCATTTACGTTTTCAAATGTTAGTTTCCATCTTGAGTCGCTAGGCAGTGAGCCAAGGATCTCAGGGAATGAAGCCGACCGGAAACTGGCGACGATAACCGGATAGCCAGGTAGCGTTAGCTCCCAATTCGTTGGAGTTATTGCCGGCAGTGTTAAAGGTAGGCGTACAGTCATGGCGAGTAGGTGGCTGCCACTCGCGCTTTGATTGGTAGCTTCACCGTGCAGCGTCCCGCCTTAGCGGCGACAACCTGCGGCGAGCCCGCAAAGTGCCACGTTGCGCCAGGAAAGGGTAGCGTCAAAAGGCTATTTAGCCCTCCACTTGTGCCGGCCAGAATCTCTGGCGTCAGGTTGATTGAAGGTATCAAAGACAGAGAGCCGTAGATTCCGTAGCTGTTGTCCCACACTATGCAGATTTGCTCTGCTTGCGCGTAGGTGATGTTTTCCCATGTAAGATCCATTGTGTCGCCAGACGGCTGATTGCAAAGCGCCCATCGCACTGTTCGGCCATTGCGCATCTTGGCACGCTTTTGCGGCCATTGGCCCATCGTAAAGGAACGCGCTGTAGGCACGATGCCTGGCAATGCGTTGATGATGTTCATAGCTCAATCACCCAATTCGCGTCAGTCTCGTATGTAGTCCAGTTTACCCCAAGCAGACTATAACCGTTTGCGTCGGTGGGATGGTGGAACGCTTCAATGGTGATAACTCCTTCGCCGTCGATATTCACTTTCTTTATTTCGTAGACGCGGGGTTTTGTGATAGCGTTTCTTATCGCAAAGAATCGCTCTGTTGGCGAAGCAAGGCCGTCGAGTACAACGATTTGCTCTTCTTGTGGGTCGTTGCTCATGTCCCAAGTGATCGCATCATAATAGCCGTCTGCTGCCGGCAGAAGCCATGGGCGAATGGTGACGATAGTTCCGTCTCTCTGTATAAAGCCTTGGAAGGAAGTGCTATAGCTAACAGCGTCAAAGTCCATTATGAAAAAGCCGCTAGAGCGCAGTTGCGCTGCTAGTACGTCTGGCGATGTTGTAAAGCTAATTTGATGATCGTGTATGGTTACGAATCGAATGTAGTAGCAGGCAGCATCAATAGCTTGCCTGTAGTTAGTACACCACTCCGATAAGTCAAGCTCTTTGACTGGAGCGTTTACGCTGGTACTTGCCTCTCTCACCATTGCCACGCGCTCACGGGCAAACAGCGGCGACTCTGCTCCTGTTGATTCTTCTCTCCATTTGACTTGTACTATAAAAGGCTGCCTTGTTGCATAGTCAATAGTGTTTAGCCTAAAAGATCCCTCTTCAATGTTGCCGTTATTAAATTGCGCTTCTACTTTAAGTGGCGCATCAAACTCAATCGCTTTCTTAAGATAGTAAACGCCGCCAAGTCGAACCAACTTAAGCAGATGCGCTAATGCAATCTCTGAAGCCCAGCTCAGAATGTTTAGCGGTTCATCTTCGACCTTATCGTAAAAATATCCCCGGTCTTGGCACCATTGCGCTGCCTCCTGAAAGCTCGGCCTGTCAATTTGCGCCAGTTGCGTGCGAGGGAAGGCGCCTAGTTCGGGGTTCGTCATTACTTCGCGCAACCAGTCTGGCCATAAATGGCTTGATCCTTCTGTGTCGTTATTTAATAGCCTAGGCATTTGATGGCCGTTATTGCAGAAGCCGCTAAAACCCGAAAGACTGTTGAACTCAGGCGATGCTGAGATGTTCACGCCTACAGGCGCCAGGGACTCGTAAGATGGCGTCATATCAAGATCGCCATAGTAATTTACTTGCGTGATTTGATGCTCTGGGCTATTGCTTACGCTTGATTGGATATTTTCGTACGGGAATGCTTCATCGAACCTGGCGTAACCGCCAATCATGGATTCGTACTCAGGATCGGCCCAGCCAAGGCCAATGTCAAACTTAGGCTCAAGCTGTGAGATTTTGCGGTTCTTGCTATTTGTTGGGTTTATGATGTAGCCAGTTGATATTACGGTGACGCCAGCAGCAGTAGACTCCACTTCTTCACCGCTGTTGGTATCGAGCACCAGGATTCGAGTAATAGCACTTTGGCGAACTTCCCAACTAGAAACCGGCACAGTTCTAATCGTCCATCGCTTGTTAGATGGAAGAACGATCCTTAAGTAGTTGTGGATCTCTTCACCGCTGATGCCGGCGACTGCAAAAACGTCAGGGAACTGCGTCCATGTTGCGCCACGGTCCAGGCTGTATTGCAAGTTGAAACAGCTATAGCGACGTGTCTTTGTAGTGATAGAATCTCCGCCGCTATCGTAGCGAGAAACCGATATAACGCCATTCGCCGTTTTGCCGACTTGGTTTTGGCCTGCGCGACTGTTGATGGTCTGCACTTTTGGGCATGACCTGAAACCTGTTATACCATTTACGGTTATACCAACTCTTGACTTAATGATAATTTCGCAAACCCTAAACTCTCTCACTGCGCTAAATGATGCTATTGCCATGCGAAAGATTTGCGCAGCTTGAGAGCACAGCCTGTAACGGCCTTGCGTACCGCTTTGCAAGTTGGCAAGATCATTGCTTGGGTTGTACTCTGGCGGCAGAATCGTAGTGCCGGATTCGTCTGGAAACAGAAACTTAGGACCAATGAATTGCACGCTTCCGGCTTGTACTACCGTAAAGACATATTCCATGCTGTTGCCATCGCCAACAGGCTCTTGCTCTGAGTCGCTAATGAAGATCGACTCGCTAGGGCTTTCCGATATTCTCTCTTCGAGTATTGCCCAGCAACTGCCTATTCTGTAAAGTTCATTGGGGATCAAGGCAGAATCTGCCGAGTTTTGCACGCCGGCAACAGCAGCCGCAACGCCGCCCATTTCCGCCTCGGACTCCGCATCGTTATCTATGACCCGTGAATTGGTGGTATTAAATCGGATCTTTGTCTTAGCATCAGTAGTGCCGTTGATCGCGTAGAGCAGCGAATCGCCAACAGCAACGCTTTGTGTAACGATTTGATAGTCGCCGGTCGCAGGAGTCGTCCACGTCGAAGAACCACTGGCTTTGCGCTTGCGCAACCCGCTTCGCATTGACCAATAGAATTTACCTTTCCATGCCTCTACCAAGGCCGCTGCATCGTCATCAGTGCGTACCTTGTCGTCATCGTCAATCCTTGCTACGATGGTTGGCTGTATTGTTACTGGTTGCCTGTGCATCATCGCGTTAGGGCACCAACCGTACAGGCCAAACGCTGTACTGGTTGATGGCGTTTCGCTCATGCAAAATGCTGTCTTGTATTGACCGCTTGTGGTTTCAAGCGCAAATACATCTTGGCCGCCACTGTTTTGCGAGTTGCCGGGATCTCTGTTTGCGCTCCTGCCGGCAATGAGTTGGGTTGAGTTAATCCGCCCACCGTTAGGCGCAAAGTATATGGAATATCGCGCTCCCTGACTTAACGCTGTGCCGGTGTAAGCATAAGCGCCAAGCGTGTTATTCCCAAACGCCCAACCCCTTTGATCCCAAGCATCTGCCGGCATTCCAGCGGTGCCGCCAAGAAAAATGCCACGAAACATTACTGAGCCGTTATTTGCCAGCATCTGCGACCAGAGCAGCGGCATTGCGACACGAACGCCGCCAAGGTTGTTCTCGCGCTTGGCGATTACTACAGGAACGAACTGCCCGATCCTGGCGGGTTCCTGCATCGAGTCAAACCCGAAGCGCGGCGAAGATCGTTGGTTGTTAGTTGTTGGAGTACCGCTTTTTCTGGTAGTAGTGATTCTCGACTGTTGCCGTGCTGGAAACAGCAGCGAAGACAGTAGCGATACGCCAACTGAGATCGCTAAATTAACAAGTACAGGAACCAATGGCCCGCATACTGGCCCTTCGGCAGCAGCAGGCCGCTCTACTGACTCCCTTAGCGTAATTGCCTTCCATTCCCGGTACGCATCTTCAGATACGCCCAGAATTTGAGCAAGGCGTTTTTCGTAAGGGAGTAACTTAATCACAGCAAGCGAAAAAGTTTAAGTGAGCCGCAAGCGTTGACGGGACCGGCAACTAAGCAGCCATAATGCCTGACGGTAATAAATGTGTCTGCATTAGGAAGCACTCCAACGCCAAAGGAACCATCTCCCCGGTCGAAGCGGATCAAGGCGCCGGCCTCAGGCTTCTCGATAGGTTCGGTCAGCTCGGTCCAGTCTTCGTCCAGCTCCCTCCAGTGCCCCCGCTCAGCCGCCGTGTACCAGCTCCGCATACGATCTGCCGGCCAGGACATTCCCAGCTCCTGACGTACCGCCTGGGCAGTCCTGAAGCAGCAGGCTGCTCGACCGTCCCGTGGGTCTGCGCCAAGTTTCCAGGGCAAGCCAGACCATTTGCGCCAAAATGTCAAAACGAAATCCCTCCGCTAGATGGCAGTGGCCCGACTTGGGCCGCCGTGAGTCTACGGGTTGGCGCGGTCCCTGTGACAAAATTAAGCGGATTGCTAAGTTTTAAGGTAACAACAGAGAATGCTTCTTCTTCTCCTGGCACGGCATCGACATAGCTAAAGGTATCGCAAGCGCAAATGGTTGAGCTTAGAAAGTTCAACTCGTTCCATGTCGGGTATCCGCTTACGCTAGATGGTGGCGTGCCAACAAGTAGCACGGTCGAAACCTTGGCAAGCAATAAATCCTCAGACGCTTGCCATAGTTTTGCGGTTGAAATAATGTTTGCTGGCGCAATTAACTCATAGTCTCCGCTTTCGTTGCCATCGGTTGACAGGTCGCCGGCAATACTGTAAGGGCTAAACTTGTACTCCAGTCCGTTAAACGTTCTATTCTCTCCAATGAAGAAAGGTTGATAGCGTAACGGCAGCGGCAACGGAGCGCCAGTAGCGTCAAGGAACTCAATGTAATGGGTTACGTCAATCATCAGATGTTGATTGAATCACGAAGGGCGCCATTGTTCTTCATGCCGTTAATGGTCTTGGCAAACGCTCGCCTTTCAACCATAGCATTACTCTTGCGTAGCTGATCTTCTGTAACGTAACGCTCTCCCCTTTCTTCCCTGACAGTATAGCTGATGTCAAGAGAATCCGATTCGTTTCCACTATTGCGCAATGCTTCTGCTTTTTGCATGTCAGAACGTGGGACAACCCGGCCAGTGACGCCAGGAAAGAAGAACTCTGGCTCTTTCTCGCCCGTAACATAAACCTCGCCAGGCTTGGTAGTCCCGCCCTTGGCCATGAAGCCCCCAAAGGTGGGGGCCGAAAATGCCGATCCGATGTTGCCGAGGGAGCCGGAGAGCGCCGCGCCAAGGCCGCCGCCCAGCCCGCCAGCCCCAGCGCCGCCAAGGCCGGAGAGCAGCCCCTGAGACGCTATGGCCTGGAATAGTCCGCCCATTTGACGCTGTAGCAGCGTGGTTAGCTGTTGTTGCGCTGAATCGGCAAAGCTGCTAGAGATAGCCCTTAGCATATCGCGCCCTACGTCTTCGATCTCCCTGGAGCCATCGGCAATGCTTACCAAGCCATTTGTCAGTGCGCCGGAGATGGCGTCAGACGTAGCAACGATATTCTTTTCGAGGTTGCCCCAAACAAGTTGCTGATTTTCAAGCAGCTTGGTTTCGTTGGCCAGGTCAGTGGCCCGGTCGATATTGCCAGAGCGTTTCATCTCCTCCTCAAAAGCCCGTGCTGGCGCTCCGATCATCCCTGCACGCAGGCCGGCGCCAGTGAAACGGGCTTCGTTTCTGATTTCGTTAATACGCTTGCGGAACTCATTTTGCTTGCCAAGCTCTTCGGTTTGCGCTGTGAGCAAGGCTAGCTTAGTCTTTTCAGCTTCACTTGCACGCTGATAAAGCTCAGAAGCCTTAAGCAATTCGACATTGCTCGCCTTAAGTTCGCCACGCTCCAAAGCAGCGGCTTCCGCCTTGCCGGTTGCTAATGTTTCCTGTAGTTGCAGGATGGCAGAGCGAGCCCGTTCTTGATTTTGCAGCTTATTATTGAGATCAAGGTTTATGCGGCGCTGTTTCTCTTCATTCTTGGCGATCTCCGTCGCTTTGCTAGCTTGAAAGTTAATTTGCTTAGCGATTGCAGGATCGTCGCCATACTTCTTTTTGGCGTTAGCAAGAGCGCTAACACGGTCTAGCTCAATCTGCTTAAGTCGAGACTTGCTCTCCGCCTCAATATCAGCAACTGAAGCAGCATTGTCGCTAAGGTCAAGAATCCTTTGCCTTGCTTCAATCTGCTGTTTTAAGGTGTCCCCCTGTTGCTTGAGTTGCGGCAGTTGGCTGGCTTGTAGTATTTGCTCAATCTGGCCAAGTTCGATACCCTTTTGTTTGAGCTTATTTTGCTCTTCCAGGATTTGTTGCGCTTCTTTTTCTCCGCCGGCAAGTTGTAGCCGTGCCGCCAAGTTAGCGGCATTGACCGGCGCAATAGAAGGGGTAGGGCCAATGGGGACCGGACTGAACTTAGGGCCGGGAATGTTGCTAATTTGTGTTGCAGTCTGGCCTTGAGTATTGCCTTTTAGCACTTTCTCAAGGTGCAATAACTTCATCTGGCCCATCGGGGTGTCAATGATCCCAACTATTCCGCCGCCGCCGCTTTGCGCTTCTGTCATTGACCCGACAAGTCGCGCTCCACCCACCAAAGAAACAGGCGTACCGGTAGGCGTGCCAAAATCGACGCCTTTGTGAAAGCTGGAAGCGCCAGCAGTTGGAGCGCGTCGGGGACCGTAGCCGCTGGTAACGCCAAACGATGAAGGGACTTTGCCGGCAACACGAATAAAACGATCTGCGTCGGCGGAAGTTATCGGCCTGCCATCTGCCCATCTCACGTCAAGATGCGGTCCGGTGCCGACACCGGTAGCGCCAGTAAACGCAATCGTTCCACTCGATGGCCCCATAACAGCGCCAGCACGGGCAGCTCCGCCAGGTGTAGTAGCAGCACCCATATCAGGCAGCGTCATTGCCTGGCGCATTAGATCGGCGGCTTCTCTTGCGCGATCACGGACATGATCCGCGACCTTCATTTTGTAATCTTCTACTGAGCGCACATAGGAGAGCTTGCGTTGCTCAATGTCTTCTATTTCGCGTGCATTTGTGCGCTTGTAATCCTCAACATCACGATTGAGCTTCGCCATCGCAAGCTCAAGCCTGTTTCTTGACTGCTCAATATCAGCTTCACCTTCCTTCCTGGAGCGCACTACTTCGCGCACATTTGTTAGCAGTTGCTGTTCAAAGCCAACAGCCGCCGCAAATGTTTGGCGAGCATTTAGATCGCTACCTTCGATGCGGTTTTGTGCCCTGGCGCGATTATTCTCAATCTGCTTTTCTGCCGCTTGTTGGCGCAAGTCGAATATCTCACGTTCTTTTTTGTAACTGTAATCAGCAATGTCTTTATTTAGTTTCGCGCCATCACGCTGCAAGTCATGCGCTTGCCGTTGCAGGCTGAACGCTTCACGGTAAGCCGACTGTATTTGATCTGCAAGTTTACGCGATTCTTGGACTCGCGCTGTTCCGGCGGCAAATTCGTCCTGAGGTTTTGCAGCCTGCCTGTTTCCCGCCGGTCCCGCCGCAACCGCTTTGCCGCGCCGCTGCAGCTTGTCGAACACGCCGCCAAGTGGGTTGGCCGCCGTTAATATGGCGCCGCCAATCCCCTGGCCCCTAAGAGCAGATCCAATCTGTTTGGCGCCTGGCAAGCTCCCAATCCCACGCGCTACGTTAATGGTGTCGGCAATTACGCCAGTAAGGCCAACAAGCGCAGGCAATAACTCAGACTGCAGTGTGCCGGCAATCGAAGACCATTGCTCCTGCAGTCGCCGCTGCTCTGACTCAAGTGCGTTAAGCTGGCGCACCGATCCAGGGCCAAGACGCTTTTCGACCTCCTGCAGTACCAGCGTCTGCGCGTCATAAGCACGCCCAACTGATTCGAGTTGCTGAACTTGAAACTTCAGACTATTGCTAACATGGAATCCGCTTTTAGCAAGCGCCTCCATTGTGTCGCCTGGAGTTTTGAGCGCACCGGCAAGTTCGGTAAGATTTTTTGCGGTTGTATCAATGGCCTGGCCTACCGCTGTGCCGACAAGGCTCAGACCGAAGCCGAACGAACCGCCCAGGGCGCCGCCTAGGCCCCCGCCCAGGGCGCCGCCTGCCGACGCCCCAAAGCCTTGGCCGAACAGCGCCGGGAAGGCGCCACCGATCAGCGCGTCACCGATTGCGCTGCGTGCATCGCCCTGGAAGAAGCCCTTTTGACCTTGCTGGCGTTTCTGCTCTGCCCTGAACTGTCCGATGCCAACCGGGTTGCCAGGGCCGGCAGGGGAAGC